CCGCAACAACCAGCGTCCGACGGCTCGTAGCCGGCCATAATGGGACCGACTTCGTCGTGCGTCTTGAACGTTGTGGCGACGTGCATCAGCACATCGTGCGGAGTTTGACGGATCTGCCCAGTGGCGGCGTGGAGCGCAAGACGTTGCAGCAACGTAGGGGTTGTGTCACGGCCTGCCGATTTTTGCAAAATGAGTGACAGTTCGTCCAAGTTGACCGGATACGACGTGCCACTCTGCAGCAGCACGCCGAATGTTGGCCCATACTTAAGGAACTCACCATCACCCACGGCATATCGGCCGGGAGCGGCCTGCGGCTTACACACGAGCCATCCTTGGATGGACACAGGTGGGGCGGCAAGGGCTTTGCGCGGTGTGATCTTGAACACTCGGTAGGCCAAGTTATCATCATGCAGAGCCTCCACTTTAAGGAGGTCGGCCGACAACGACTTGAGCCAGAACAACGAGTCTTCACGAATCATGTCCGCGCCTGGACACTGTACGTGGTACTCACCACGCCCGTTGGCTGTGGGAACGTACATTGCTGTTTGGTCCAGCATCGTCACGAGCATGCCATCATACGGATGCACCGCCAAAATGATGCGCTTGACGGCCGGCCAACGCGCAAACACATTGCGCGCGTCGTCTTCCGTTAGCGGAACATCAAGAGCGATGATGGTGTCGTACTCGCCAGCAAGGAGCTTGCGGGCGTGTTGGCATTGGCCGTCGACCACGTGAAGATCACACTTCCACTCTTCATCCTCCTCACCGAATGCGTACCGGCACTCATCACCGGAAACCCAGCCGCGGTTGCGGTGTTGCCAGTGGAGCGCGCGCCAGCCAGATTTGCGCGCGCGTTGCGCCATCTCAAAAGAGACGACGGTGCGCGCGCCACGGCCGCGAGGGTGGAGGTGAATGTTGGAATGGTTCACGATGGGGAAATCGTGAGTGACGCGGAGGGCGCCAAGTGTGACCGGATCGATTGCACAGTCGATGACGCAGACACCAAGTTTCCAACCGGCGTCTTGCGATAACAAAGACATGTCGTGAGAGCGTGCGCAAGTGATGGCCGAGCACCGACCTTTGGCAAAGTCGAAACACGGCTCATTTTTCTTGACCACTGCTTCGGGAACAGCTGAAGCGGAAGCTGGCGCGGGCGCTACAAGCGCTGGCGCAGGAGGAGCGTGACCTGCCGGAGCAGCACCACCACCGGGAGCCGGGGCTGGGGCATGCGGGGCCGGAGGAGCAGGAGCATGGGCCATACCACCGCGAGCACGACGCCCAGCGCCACGGCCTGCGCCACGGCCAACCCGACCAGGAACTGGAGGGGCAGCGGGAGGCGCAGGAACAGCGGCGACAGGGACGAGAGGTGCAGGAACAGCAGGGGCTGGAGCAACAGCGAAACCAGGCAAATGAGCAGGATCATCACTC